AATCCATGCCCATGTTTCAAATCCTGTCGTTATCCATGGTCTCCTCGCCTGGCCGCCGGGAGAGAGTCAGCGACCAGGCCGGAGAGAGACACAGGGGTTGATTTAGGTGAAGGTATAGAGGCACCCGTGCTGCCAGTATCCATACCCGACATTCCGGATCGCCTTGATGCCGTAATAATGCTTGTTTTCCTTGAACTCCGTTTCCGATCCCTCGGCGATTGCCGATACGGTAATCGGTTCCTCTTCCTGACGGATGAACGCTTTGGTCTCACCATCCTCGCGGAAGACAAAGAACTTTGCACCGGAGGTCAGCCGCGGATTGACGGAAAGGGACAGCTTGAAGTCAGGCAATGCAGCCAGGACGTTCGTATTGCCCGACGTCAAAAACGCATTGTTCAGAGCATTGGTCGCCACGCCCATATAGACAGTGGGAACCATGATCCTGAATGCCCTGGCGTCCTCGTTCATCGGTTCACCGACATCATCCTTGAATCCCAGGATCGCTGCGATGCAGGACATGATAGCGTCAGCCATTTCCGTCGTTGTCGGCTGCGTCGCCGTTGCCGCTGCGCCGGTAAGGTCATTATCCTGCGTCCCGCTGTCGCCTTCGGAATGATCCGTATCGAAGAACTTCTGCCCGTCGTAGCAAAGAGAATCTTCGGCGGCGATGATCAATGTCGTCAACAGCGATCCCCAGTGGGCATTGGCCCGCCGAGCCTGTTCGGCAACTCTCAACATGACCTGGCCGGTCTTGTCCCTGCGAATTTCATCCACAAGGACTTCCATCGTCGATTCATATGTCTTATTGACTATGGTGATCCCGTTTTCACGAAATCCCTTGGCCTGACGTCCACCGATCCATTCGCGCATGACCGGGGCCATGCCGAGCCAGTTATACGTTTCCGATTCCTGATTGCTCTCAAACAGCATGGATACGCCGGGAATCCATGACTGCATAAGATTCTGCTGTAACTTGTTATAGAATGAGCCGATAATGGCTCGACTTCCTAAAGATGATGCGCCCATGAGATTATTCCTCCTCTAATTTATTCTTGATATGTTTTGCCGGCACTCCCGCCCATGTTTCTCCGGCAGGAATGTTCTTTGTCACTACGCTGCCTGCACCAACCAGCGCGCCTTCCCCGATAGTCAATCCGCAAACAACAGTGACGCCTGCACCAAGGCGCGCCCCTCGCTCGATCTTGGTCACCTGCCATTTGCCGCGCGGGGACGGGGGAAACCTGTCATTTGTAAATGTGCAGCGGGGGCCAATCCATGCGTCATCCTCAATGATTACACCTTCAGGAATGAAACACATGGCGCCTACTCGAACGCGATTGCCGATGGTTACACGGGGGCCGATCTCGGAAAACGACCCTATCTGAACCTTTTCCCCGATAACGGCATCATAACTGACCTTTGACGGTTCCCATACCATCACGCCCCTGTTTTTCCATCGTGCATCGCTATAATTTCTCATGATATTCTTTCATAAATCTTTGCCATAGCCGCCGCAGTTTCTGAAATGTCCGGCGTTTCCGGCGTTTTTCTTTTGGGGATGTCTCCCCGCAGAATCGCGGAGAGTTGCTTGGCAATCACCCGCTGATCGCCCTCATCCACCCAATAATCGGCGTATTCGTTTCCCCGGTATGAAATCACCGGACAGCCGGAGGCATGTGCCTCCAGACTGATCCGGTTGTGATCGCCATACCGAACCAAACCCGCGTAAAAGTCCACGGATGCAAAGGCGTTCCGCAGTCCTTCGGGATCCATGGAACCGGTCACTATAAACGACCGATAAGCGGCGCCGATGTCAAATGCCAACGGGTAAAACCACTTGCACTGTTCCAACGGCAAATAGAAAACGTGGAGACGAGCCTTCCGAAGTTCCGCCGAGGTCCATGCCCAGGAGATCAACAGGTCATACGGCCATTTGATCCAGTGGCAATTTTCCGCGGATAGAACCGACGGATCGCCGGCGAATTTCCCCACGCTCTGCTGCTTCACCCAGAATGTCCGATCGACACCCATGGGGATGCACTCGACATCCGCATGCTTTCCGGCCAATGCCTTCCATATTTCGTAGTGCCTGGGCCAGAACGTCACGACCACATCCGACCGGTGCAAATAATGGTGGCATACCATCCACGCATCACCCGCACCGTGACCTTTGTGTGATTCATTCACCGACGAATGAAACATGTTTTCCGGCGTGCCGTGACATACCCAGACAACCTTGGCCTTCCTCGTGTCGATCAAATCGGGAATGTGAGTATGCAGAACGTGAACGTCCGCATCCAGACCGCTCTCAATCTCGCCCTTTTCGGGATCGCAATCGAGGCAGAGGGAATCGAGCCCCCTTAACTTCTCCGCAATGGAGAGGTCATGGGCCACCCGATACATCCCGGAGCCGTTTTTCATGACCCAGTGCGCTATCTTCACGCCGTTACTCCTATCCGCTATGGACCGAGATCAGGCTCGATACGAGAGACCTGATCGACGCCAGGCATGCCGAATCGAATTTGCCAAAAGTGATTGTCGATTCGGAAATCGCCGTGGAGATGACCTGCGCGGTAGAAATGTGGGCTGACAGGACCGCGCCGGCTCCGATCTTCGTCGCCGTCACCTGCGAAGACGAGATCATCGCTTCGAGAACCTTGCCTGTTCCGATTGCTACAGCACCGGAATTGTTGACGGTTATATCGCCGCTGATCGCCCGTGCCGCCGCCACATTGGAGGCGTTGCCGACCAACATATAAGTAGCCGTAAGGGTAGCGCCCGCGCCCAGAGGTCCGTCATTCTGCCCCGTCGCCTTGAATGCGACGATGGCCGTATCGGTTGTTACATACCGATAGACGAGACCGATATAAGAATTGCTGCCCTGGGTAAGCGTAAAGGTTCCATCCGCCGACGCATATACGGGCTGCCCAACATCCGTCACCGCGACGCCGGTAATGGTCAGTTTGGCCAAACCACGACTGATGACCCGGCAGTTGATGTAACCATCCGTCGCCGTGGCGGAATTGTCCGCCTGCCGTTCCGCAAAGCCGACGAAATCATCACCGGCAACCAGTCCGCGGGCGTATCCTGATGTGATTCCCACTGCGGCGCCCTCGTAAATCGTCGTTGATGCCTTCACCGGAACCGAATTGATATCCCCAAGTTCATAGACTCGAGGGGTGTCTGCTGATAAAGCCATGTTCATATCCTCCTTCTTGTTTTTTCCTGTCTGTTATTCCTTGCGGCCAAGGATCTTGATCCGACCTTCCGCAACGTTACGCTCAAAGGCCAGATAGTTGTCGAAGTTATTGGAAAACTCCTTGCGCAGCTCCGGTGATTTGTCCCATTCCCTTTTGGCCTTGTCCTCGATCGGCAGGTTGTCCGTCGCAGAAACATCGCCTCCGGGCATGGGCGGCACGGCATGGGTGACTGGTGTGACGGCATCTTTTTTTATTTTCTCTAATTCGATGGCACGCGTCTTGTTTTCTGCCTCGATGACCGCTTTCCTTGCGATATCGCCGGTTGTCTTGCCATCATATTTGAAGGTCTCAATCAATGCCTCATGCCCGCTCCCCAGAATAGCCGAAGATTCAACATCTTTAATGCGGCTGCGTTCAGCCTCCGCACCAAGCTGCATGCCTTCGGCTTTACCAGCCTCAAAGCCGACAGCCTTACCCTCTTCGATGCCTGCCAACCGGCCTTCATCGAACTCTGACTTAAAATAATCCGGGTATTTAGCCCGCGCTTCTTCCTTAGTCATTTCGTATTCCCCCTTCAGTTTGGTTATCAGTTCGCCCAATGTTGCGATCTCATCGACGAGACCGACGTCCAGGGCTTTCTTGCCGATGAATATTTTACCGTCCGCCCCTTCGGAGCGCCCTCTCTGGCCTGCGACGGCCTCCACAAAGACGGTATAGATATGATCTACCTGATCCTGAATGTAAGCCCTTCCCTCTTCAGAAAGGGGCTTGTGCATCGAGGCGATGCGCTTGTATCTGCCTGCCGTGATATCCGTCCACTTTTCGCCGTATTGACGATCCGCCTCCGAGACATCGACATGGGTTGCTACGACGCCGATGGAGCCGACAACAGTCGTCTCGCCAGATATGTAAATCCGGCCAGCTGCCGATCCGATCCAGTAGGCGGCAGAAGCCATCATGCCGTCTGAATAGGCGACAATGGGCTTCTTGCCTCTTGCAGCCTTGATCTTCCCTGCCAGTTCTTCCGTGCCGTCCACCGTGCCGCCGGGCGAGTCGATGGCCAGAACGATGCTATGGACCTCTGGATCTTCCATCGCGTTGTCGAATGCCACGGCAATGTCCCTCATGCTCGTGCCGCCGAATAGGTAGGAAAAGAACGTCCGGTTTTTCGTGAGGACATCCGTGAGGGGCAATACCGCGACGCCCTGGGATATTGAATAACCCCGCATAGCGTCCGGGTCTTCTTTCCGACCTGCCTGGAGGGCCTTGAGATCGATCTTGTCACCCTTCATGTGGGTCTCATAGATGGCACGGATCTCCTGTAACTTCTCCGGGACGATGGCCCAGGGGCTTGTCATAATGTCGAGCAGTTTCATGTTTCGTCTCCTTCGTCGTCTTCTTCTCCATCCGGAGTCGAGGAAATCGCCGCCTGGACGGGCGTCCACATGCCGGCGGCCTCCATTAAGCGGCGCTCCTTCATGATTCTCGGATAGTTGCGCTCGAAATCGCCGCCCGTGATCAATACCGTTTCTTCATCCAGCGTCGAGAGTCCCAGGTTGATCCGCTTTTCGGAGGCATTGACTTCTTTCATGGGATCGATCTGCCCTGGAGCGTCGCCGATCCAGAGGGTTCCCTGATAAGCATGGCGAATACGATAATTACGGAAATAGCCTGGGGCATCGATGAGCCCAAGTGCCACAGCCTCCGTGAGCCAGTTTTCATATACGAGTTGACAGAAGCTGCGAGCCAGCCACGCGCGTCGGTTACGGAAAAAGCGCCATGATTCGAGAAGCGCCGCCCTTGACGCACTGTATGATGCACTAAAATGATGAATCAGAACCTCATAGGGGATTTCCAGGGCAACACCGATCTGCTGTAAAATGGCCTTTACAAACGGGTCAAACGCCTGATTCGGCCTTCCCGGATTCGCCGTGCTGACCGTTTCACCTCTGGCAAGTCCGACGATAGCGCCATTGCCGAGCTTATAATCTTCATCGGCGGATGTCCCCCCCGTCTCAGTGGAAGGCATAAAGGTTCCAAAATCCGCGCCTCCGCTTTCCGTTTGCACGAAGACGGTGAACATCCCCGCTACGACGGCAGCCATCAGCTCGGCTTCGGTGTATCGCCCGAGTTGCTTCATCGCCTCAATGACAGGCGCAAGATAGGGGACGCCGCGGGTCTGCCCCGGGCGCAATGTCGAGAACAGATGGATCACATTCCGCAATCCCGTTTCCTTGCCGAATGCGGGAAATGAATCCCATGTATATACTTTTTGATTGGAATACAGGGTATTGCCGGGATGTTGCCGTGTAATGTGGTATCTGGTCGGCGCGCCGTGAATATCCTTTTCCACGCCGCCGGCAAGGGTCTCCGTATCGCGTGCGTAATTCGGGTTGCTGACACGATCCGCCTCGATAACTTGCAGGCGAAGCAGAAAGGGATTGTTGCCGCGGAGAATCCGTGGCATGAGAACGAAGGAATCGCCATTCTCGAGCGTCTGCCGGAAACAAAGATTCTGAATATCGCCGAAAGTCAAAGAACGGGCAATGTCGCAATCCTGGGATTCGGACCAGATATGCCATTCCCGTTCAGTCATCGATTCCCACGCCTCGGCCTGGTCATCTTCCATCTTCAATATTTCCCGGTCAATTCTGCATTGCAGTTTCAGTCCCTGGCCAACGACATTTGTGACCACGGTATTGATGACGCCGCAGGCCAGTGGTTCATTGCGTATGAGATCACGGCTGCGATCACGAAGGACAGGCAGATCAACAAGGATGTCTGAGTCCGCATCATGCCCGCTTGTCATCCATTGGGACAGGGACCGTTTAGACCGCGACGCACCCGCGTAACCGCCGGCGAGAGCCATAGCGACACGCGCATTCAGCCGCCGCCGGCCTGCTACGGGATCGCCGGTCACAATGAAATTCCCCTTGATGATGTCACCCATTTCCGCCTTGTTTGGTCTGCTCATGTGGGTGTCGCTCCTCGAATGACAGGGCCGCTACGACTTGGCGTTGCAGCCAGTTGTTTTACTTTGGCATCCCAGAATTCTATGTTGTTTTGGATTTTTGCGGCGTCTGC